CTGGTCAGGCATCCACTCACCAAAAGTTAGTTTTGTCGTAGCCATGTGTTACTTCCTTGCGCTTGAATTGTCCATGTATTGTCATTAGCAGATACTGGAGTCCATGTGTTTGTGTCGCCAGAAACTGTAGTCCATGTATTGCTATCAGTAGAAACTGGTGTCCAAGTGTTTGCATCTTGAGGAACTGGAGTCCAGTTGTCTCCTAAGATAACGCCTTTAGCCGTAATTGTTGCTAGACCTGATACCGAGGCTACCCCTGCATAAATTGCAGACGCACTAGCGACAACACTAGCATTAGCTTCCACACTAGCAGAAGCACCTACAACCAAACCACCATTAGCAGTTACTGTTGCGTCACCAGTAATTGAACCATTGCCAAATTTAACCCTGATAGCGTCAGCAGTTACAGTCGCATTACCAGTTACAGAAGCTACCGCATTTGCTACGATTCCACCAAGAGCCGTAACAGTAGCATTTCCAGTTATATCTGCGATACCAAATTGGACACGAGTTCCATTGGCTATTACATCTGCATTGCCAGTAATACTTCCACTAGCAAACTGGACACGAATAGCATCTGTGGTAACAGTAGCATTGGCATCAATCGCACCAGAGGCAAACTGCACCCTAGTCGCATCACAACTGACACTAGCAGAGCAATCAATGCTTGCACTAGCTAATTGAACCCTTACTGCATCTGCCGTTACTGTGGCTGTACCATCTACCGCCCCACTACCACTCTGAACCCTTATAGCATCAGCTACAACGCTTGCAGACGCAGTTACAGACCCATAGGCATCCCATAGGGTAACTGATGTTGTGTAGAGTGGACTATCGAGTGTGAGTGTTAAGTCATCAATGCTAGACTTTAATTGGTCTAGCGAGTCAATCGTCCATGGAGGCAGTAAGTCAGCCATCTCACGCTAAAGTAACGCTCAATGAACCAGAAGCGACACGGAACACGTCACCAGTTGCAATAGTCTTAGATGCGTCTAGCGGAGAGTGATACAACAGATTACCTGTAGTCAAAGCATCACGGATACCAATATGGGTAATTGTTCCCCATGAGCCACCAGCTTGAGGAAACTCAATAGCAGCAGAATTGGTAGTTGCACCATTACTAGGCGCACCAAACGTAATAGCCTGACGAGCATAGCTAGTACCAGAACACTCAGTTCCAGTATCAGCATCTGTTGGGTCAGTTGTATAAAGTGCCAAGTACACAGTCGTTGGTGCTGTGTAGCTAGTTGCTCTCAACGTAACATTGATAAGAGCATTTTCTAAGTAATTGGAAATTTCAGCCATGATTTCACCTTGCAGTTAATTTGATTGACAGGGGTACACCAGAATACTGAGTGTTTTCATCAGACCTAGTGAGAGAAGAAATTGCTCTGTCGTACATAGAACCCCATGTATTGATACGAGCATCATTCATTAAGTAAGGCTCTGCTTCAACCAATGCGCCATATAGCAAACCATCAGGTGCAACATTCAAGAAAACATTAGATGTGTTACTGCTAGTCAAGTACGGAGGCGCAGCAAAGTAAAGCATCTTTAGCGTATAGATGCCATCAGGTGCAGGTGCTACTTGAAACTCAGAAGCAAGAATAGTGTAAGACTTAGGAACACCAACTTCTGATGTTCTTGGGTCATTAGATAATGTTGAGGGACTAGAGTAACTCAATGGTTGAATTGGGTTTGTCATTACGACAAAATCACGAATCTCTAAAAAGTCGCTAGGTAGTTCTACAGTTGCATCACCAGATACTGTGCTAGTCGTTACAGATTTGAGCATCTGACGAACACGCAACTCTCTACGCAAACGATTCTCAGCCAGAGTAATAAAGTCTGGAATGATGCTTGTCAAGTCAGACCTAGCCAAATAGTTGGCTATTGAAGTCTGCAAGTCAGAATATGTTGAGAGGCTCATACCACTCCAGTTCTAGTGCGCCATGCACGATTCATTGGGTCATTCAACCAAGCAGCAAAACGCTTATCATCAAGAACAGCAAAGCCACGCATGATTCCAACTTTGTTCAAGTCATCAATAACTGTCATGGGAATAGATGCAACCTTGTTGCCAAACAATTGGTCAGACCATCTTGCTCTCTCGTCATACGAGTTATATTCTTTTTTATTCTGCTCAACAATGTCAGAAACATCCTGACGAGTTTGAATAACGATGCCACCCTCACCATCGGCATGAACAGCAGTTTGTCTAAAGTTTTCCATACGTCAATTCTATCAGTTTGAGTAGAAAAGAAAATGCCCCAGAGGTTTAAGTCTGAGGCATTTTTTGGGTTACACCAGATTAAGGCGTTAAGTCCGCGATAATGCCATGAGCAGCTTCGTTCTTAACTTCCAAAGTGTACTCAGCCAACAACTGTGTGGATTCATTGTCGCCAGTTACAGCCAACTCGTTGGTCTGGAAAGGACGCAAGTAAGCAACAGCAGCCATGTCAGGGTCAAGCACATACGCAACTTCATCGCAAGTATTGGTAGAAGTCATGAAACGGTTGGGAACAACGCTCACCGTGCCGAAATCTGACAGGTAAACATCGGCCGCCGCCACGATAGTGGTAGGGGTATTAGATGGGGCCATGAAACGCTGAGCAGCGATACCAGCAAAAGCTGACACCAATTGCTTGTGTGCAGGGTTGACCATCAACACTTTAGGATTGCCACCAGAAGCGTAAACTTCTTTGATAACAGTCTTCAAGAGAGTCTCTGTGAAAGTGCGGTTTGTGCCGTTGGTGCGAGCAGTAGTGCCAGAAGCACCAGCAACGCCATCAGTACCAAAGTCGCCATTGGTAGCCAACCATGCTTGCAGACCACCCAATTTACGAGCAGTAGAAGAATCACCATTGGTAGCAGTTTGATTGCTCAACAATGAAGTCTCCATGTCACGCTTAATTTCGGCCGATGCTTTAGCCAGTTGATAGGCTTTTTCAGATTTGCGGCCTGCTTTGTCAACAGACTGCAAAGTGCCAGAAATCTTGATAGTCTTCTGTGCAATCTGAGTGCGGTTACCTACACGAGTCGTAGGAGACATAGTGGCATCAGATGCCGTCGCACCTTCAACGGTGTAGTTCGTTAAAACCGCAGCCGAAAGTGAATCCGTTTGCCACTCATGGTAAACAGCAGTTGCTTTAGTCTTTCCAATGGAAGACATAAATGGAACATCTGTTGGTGAAATCGAGTAGATAACGTCCGAAAGGTCTTCACGCTGACCAATAGCGGTATATGTTTGATAGGTAGCCATTTTAAAACTCCAAAATTAAAAGAATCGTTCAAATGCTTTAGCTGCGTCAGTAACTTTTCCAGTTTCACGCAACCTCTGCATAACCTGTTTATCTTGTGAAGACCTAGCTTGGGGAACTGAAGTACCAGAACGCATCATCTTAGGGGCAGACTGGAGTTTTTTATTCAACTCTGGTTTGCTCTTTTGAAGTTGCTCATACTTCATTGCCTTATACAAGGTATGCACAGCACGAGAGTCATACACGGAACTGAGTTCTTGGTCAGACCAACCTACAGACTTCGCATAGTCACGGATTTGTTTCCGAACCGCATCACCCTGTGGTGTCGCTAACTCAGGAATCAGACTAACTAGCTTCTCAGATTCTTGACGGAGATGGTTTTGCAGAGAGGCTTGTTGCTCGGCTTGTTGCTGTTGGGCAATGCGTTGCTGTTCATTCCTGACTACTGCTAACTGCTTCTCACGTTGGCTCTGTTCAGCTACCGCTACCGCATAACCGATAGGGTCTGTTTCCTTTAAAACTTCTAAGTCCACACCCTGATGTTGCTGCGTAAGGAAGCTATCCAAGGCTTGCAACTTCTGGGCGTATGCCTGTCGTTCTTGTTTTACATACTCTAAATGACTACGTTCAGCTTCAATCGCCTTACGTTGTTCAGCTAGAGCCTGAGACTTTTTAGTGTAGTCCGTACCTTGTTGATAACCTTTAATGAGTTCGTCAAGTTCTACCTCAACCTCCTCACCAGATGCCTTGACTTTATATCTAGGCTTTGGCTGTTCCTCGGATTCCTCCTCAGAATACTCAACTTCGTCAGACGCTTGTAGTTCTTCTGTTTGTTCCTCAGATTGGCCTTGTTCGGCTTCCTCAGAATCACCCATCAAACCCTCAAACGCTGAAGCGGCTTGGTTTACATCTAGGCTTTCACTCCCATTAGGGTTGGTGTTTTCCATTTGTCATCTCAATAATCGCCAGACACCTTCTGGACGGAGGGTAGGGTAAACCCTACAGAATCTTCCACTTCTTCTCTCTAATCACAGTTTCCGAGGCTAAACCTTCTAGGTGTCCTGTAATCAGTTCAATAGACTTAATGTGTCGATAAGCATCTTCACGCCTATCACATTCTTCTGCACTTGTGTTAATTATCACACTAATCTGTTCTTTTTTCAAGTTATCTATAACTTCTTTGAAAAAGTCATCATTTAATAGGTTTTTAGCCCATTGCGCTAACAGGTGCTTGTCCATATTGGTTTTGTATTCCAGAAATAATATCGTTGATGCTTAGACTAGACCTAGCTGGCATACCTTGTTTGCTACCCAAGATTCCCATCAAATCGTTATAACTCAAATTAGATGGCTGTGAATATTGGACAGGCTCTGGCACTTGACCATAATTAGGGTCTAGGAACTTCTCCCATTGCGTACCCATAAGAAGATTACGATTACCAAAATCAATTGGTGTTAAAGGTGTAAATGGCGCAACTTTAGGTGCTGGAGGATTTCCAAATTCTGTAGGAATGGGAACAATATCAAAACCTGTTGGGGTTGTTGGAGTTGTAGCTTTGTCAATTGCAACCAATGCAGGAACTACACTAATTAACTTAATAATGTCAGCAGTAGTAAGAGTTGTATCTTTTTTAGTTGTATCAGTAGTAGTTGTTGGAGTAGTAGTTACTGGAGTAGTGGTTAACGTAGTTGGTATAGTTGTAATTGCAGCTAACGTATCGCCAATAGTAGTAGTTTTGGGACGCTCACCAGTAATTTTTACCTCTGGAGTTGTTGGAGTTCCACCACCAATAGTAGTGTTAATAGCGTTAATTACATCTTGTTGAGTAGTTACTTTTGGTGTAGAGCCAGTTACAGTAAGTGTGGGAGTTGTAGCAAATACATCACCAACATTAACGCTAGTTGGTCTTGCGCCTGTAATTGATACAGTATCTGTAGCACTTGGAATCGTTGAATCAACAACAGGTGTAGTTACAGCAGTTTTGCCACTAATAATGTCTTGCAAGGCTTGTTGTGCTTCTGGGTTGTCCATGATATTAGCCATGAACTCATCATAAGAAGTGCCAAATTTAGGAGTTAACCCACCAGCAGTATCGGCAGCAGTAATTGAGTCATAAGTTGCTTTATCAATCAAATCACTTAGTTGACTACCACCATAAACAAGACCACCACCAATTAAACCTGCTTTAAGCGCATCACCAAGGCTTTCACCACCACCTAATTTAGTTCCTGTAGTTAGTAATCCTTGACCAACTGCTTGACTTAAAGCACCAGAACCAAGACCGAGTGATTGACCAATACCTGCTGGTAAGCCAAACAATGTACCTGCTGTAAGAGCAAAGTTCATGAAGTCTTTGGTAGCGTTTACTTCTTGCTGTTTAGTGGTTTGCTGATATTCACCAGTTGGAGAGAAATAATTGATATTTCCACCAACTTTATTGTCATCAGCCTTATAAGTAATTACATTCTCAAGTCCACCTACTTGTTGGTCTTCGCCAGAACCAATAACTTGGTTAACTGCTTGAACATAAGTATCGCCAAGCAATACAGCTTGGTTTGGAGGCAACGTAGCTGCAACACGAGCTGCTACTTCGCCCTCAGATACGCCAACAACTTTAGCCAATTGTGCAGGGTTAACACCTGCAACCGCCATTGCATTAGCAATATCGGCATCAGAAACAGTAGGGTTTGCTTTTAACCAATCTAAAACTTCTTTATCAGTTGCAGCCATGTTTAACCTCTAATCTCTACGTTGGATGTAATGCCAGCACCAATCTTCATTGCTTTCAATTGGGCTTCTGCTTCAAACTCTTGTTGCTTCAATGCAAAGTAAGCCTGTTGTTTTTCACGCTCAAGTTGCAACTTAGCCATCTCTTTCTCACGCATCAATTGCATTTCAAGAGCAGCCTTCTGTTCAGCCATCTGCATATCAATCTGCATCTGCTGTTGTTGCATCTGCAAGTCAGCTTGTGCTTTAGCTTGGTTGGCTTGTATCTCAGCTTGAGTCTTAGCCATCAATGCTTGAATCTCTGGAGGCATCTGCTGTTGCTGTGGAGGAGGATTGCTCAATGCTTGGTCTTGCTCTGGCGTAATTGCTTTGTAGAACTCAGCACTATCTTTAAACCCTGCAATCTCAACCATGCGTCCCAAAGTACCACGATACTGAGCAGGTGAAACGTAAGGATTAGCAGGGCCGTACTGAGCAATCAACTGCTCTTGTTTAGCAAGAACCATAGACAACATAGCCATCTGCTCTTGTCGGTTACCTGCGCCTAGACCCACGTTAATAGACACATCGTATTGGTTAGCCCATGTTCTAGGGTCAAACTCTACGAACTCGCCACGCATGCGAACCATTCGTGCTTTGTCTTGGTACTTACAGAGTAAATGCAAGATGCCTTGGAACAAAGACTTAACGCCTGTCTCAGCAAAGATTCGAGCCATCAGTTCAATCTTACCTGCGCCAGCTTGTTGCATTGAAGCTACCGCAGCAGCAGTCACGTTCTGCAAGATAGCAGGGTCTAAGCCCTGTGAAGCATCAGATACACCAGTACGCTTAGACTGTACTGTGTCCAGATACTGAAGCATTGGAAAAGCCTGATTAGCCACGTTCTGAACTGTTAATTGCTGAACAGCACCTTGTGACTTGGCACGAATAACACCACCAGCAGTAGAAGTCAGCAAATCATCAAGGTTTACTTGACCCTCAACCGCAACCACCCGAGCATTGTTTGTCAGATATAAGTTATCCAACATCTGACGAGTGATAGTGGTCTTGATTAACTGTAGGTCAACTGTTCTGTCAGCTAGTGAGTTCCCAAAAAATTTATGTGGGATTGGGATTGGACAAATTGAGTGGAAAGGAACGTAATCAACTTCCTCAATCATTTCCTTACCCTTCTCATCCTCAAGGATTTCATTAGAAGCGTAGAACACTTGAACCAAGGTAGCAATGCCTTTGCCATCAAGGTCAGTTTTGATATAGCACTCAAAGACTTCAATCTCTTGCATTGAGGGGTCATCTGTCTGAACTTGGTAAGGTTGCTCACCAGCAGAGAAACGAGCCACACGCTCTGGTGTATATGCCAAAGCATCACCCATCTGCAAGCCTTCAATCTGCTTCTTGTTAAAGCCCATAGCAACCAAGGTGCTACGAGTTAACATCTGCCTGTGGGCTACGAATGGGCTATCAGCAATAGTTCTAGCCTTCTTGCTAATCAAGAACTCCTCTGGAGGAACGTTCTCAATCGTTACCTTGCCTGATTTCTTCTTCTGTTGGACAACTACGTTATGAGTAGCACCCATCACAGGCATACCCATAGGGTCTATAACTGGCTGACCCATTGGGTCAATAATTGGGAACTCTGTCGTATCTTGCTCGACAATCTCCATAGTCTCATCACTCATCAGCATTGCTAACTCATCATTAGACAAGTCAAAGTAACGCTCTTTTGTAATGTCTTCTTTATCTTCCCAGTACGCTTTAACAATGCCGTTCTTCTGTA